TTGCCATAATATTAAGTTCAAACCCAATATTATATGGAGTTGGTGTATAAACTTTTGCTGGTTTTCCAGAGTCAATTCTTGGAGATGAAAATGTTTGAATAACAGATGGCTTTCTCTGTGGATCATAATCAATAGACGTCATTTCAAATGACATTCTTGGAAGTGTTATTGCAACCTTTCTATCACCAGCAGGTTGTTGATCAATTCTTGCTAAAAACTTTTGGGTTGGACCATATGCAAGAGGAACCTTTAATACAGAAATTGGATCTCCTGCATCATTAAAATGTCTAATTTGAATGTTATTAAATAACGTTCCAAAAGCAGTTACAGTTTTTTGTATTGACTTATGATAAAAGTAATTTCCAAACATAATTATTTTAGTTTATCTTATATTTATCTTAAACTTCTCCAAAGGGATTTATTTCTGTAAATTCTACAATATCATCAAACTCATCTTGAATATCATCTGATGAATCATATTCTTGAGCAGTTTCAAAGTCTCCACTATCTTTAATGATGTAAATGGAAGTTGAAGCTGTACCAACTACTACATCTCCAGTTATGAAAGCAGTTCCAAATCCAGAAACTTTAAGAACTTTAGTTTCTGCATCCCAACTCTTAACCAATCCAACAGCACCAGAAATAGAACCAGTTACAGTTTCTCCAAAAATATAATTTCCAGAAGAAACTGTGCTTCCAGCAGAAATAGTAACTGTTGGTACTGTTGTATATCCATATCCAGCATTAATAATTCTAATTGTAGATATTCCTCCTACACCATTTAAAAATGCTTTGGCAATAGCAGTGGTTCCACCAGAAACTGGTCCCGAAATGGTTACTGTAGGTTCTATGACATAACCTTGACCAGTATTGGTTAAACTGATAGGTCCAATACTTCCAGTGGTTGCTATGCCAACTATAGCACTTGCATTATAACCTTCTCCCCCAGAAAATGTTACCACTGGCGGTCTATTATAATCATAACCTGTTCCAGGATCTTCTATGTATATTTTATCAATACTTTTGGAAGATAATAATGCACTTTTGCTAGTCATTACTCCAACAACACGAGACTTTACTCCAGAAAGTGGAGACGAAACATTTATACTTGGAGTTGAATAATATCTATATCCACCATTAATTACAGTGACTGTTTGAACTCCACCTGAAACAAGAGTTGTGGTTGCAGTTGCAGTGACACCAATTCCAGAAAGTTGTAATTCAGATTCATATCCAATTCCTTTTAATGACTTGTCAATACCTTCAATTGTAGTATTAACTTCTTCATCCTCAAGTTCATAGAGTTCACATCTTAACTCATAAACATAATTTTTTTGCAATTGGTAAAATGGTTTTCTATTCTCAACATACTTAATTTCCATAAAGCTATCACTCAATGGAATATAAATCAAATCACCTTCATTGGGTCTTAATGCATTTTTTACCAAATCAATATCTTTCATCAATTCTCCAATATAAGTATCAAAACGTTCTTTTGAAATAATCAAAGTCATTTCATCTGTAACTTTGACTCCAAATTTACTCATTAAAATACTATTAGGATCAAATCCTTCATAATTGACTAAGTATGCTTCTATTGGAAAAGCATTAGTAAATTTTGAATATAAAACTTCCTTTATTATTTTTCCTTCTGTAACAATTTGGCGTGGCATATAATAAACTTCTATGCCATATATTTTTAATTGCTCATTAATTAAATCTTGAACAAGACCTTGCTCACTGGATGTGCCTTGTATAAAGAATGGATTTAACATATTATCCTATCATATCAAATGGAGCAGTTTCGAACTCACTAATCATTCTCATTCTAATGTCCTCTAATTCCTTTACAGCATCATCATAAATTTGACGTCCATTTAATTCAACTCCACCAGGAAGTTTGACGCCTTGAAACTTAATTAAGTTTTGTCCCCATTGCTTCTTGAGAGATGCCGTAAAATAAAGTTTTAAGAAATAGTCATTGTAAATTTTAGTATAATCATTTGGATCTAATACCCTATAACATTCAATCAATAGATAGTTGTTCACTGCAACAGCATCCCAACTCATATCAATGTATAACCTGTTCTGCCTTTTATTAAATCTAAGTTGCCTTTGAGGATTAACAATCCAATCAATGTCTTCAAGATATCTTTTAGTAATATAGTAATTTACAAGTTCAGTAGAACTAAACCAGTAAATATCATTTAAAAATAGTTGATAATTGACATTAAACAAGTTAGATGTAATGGTTCTATTGTCTAACTTAAATACTCTTTCTATTCCTATAACCGAATCTGGAACAGGAATATAATTTGAATTTTCTTCCCACTTAAATGTCCCAATACCAGAATTTACAGTAGTTGTTACTATACCTACACTTTTATCCCCACCTCTTGATCTTCCTCTATCAATATCATCTTGTGTAATTTTATATTTGAGGAACATTTTTTCAACACCATCAAAATGCCTTTCATTAAAATATTGTAAGGCATCATCTAATCTATCATCTATCTGATCTTCGGAAACATTAATTTCCAGAACAGGAGCACCAAGTTGTCTTAAAGCATAATCAATTAATTCTTGTCTTGATGCTGGTTTTGCCATTATTTTACACTTTTTAAGTATTTAGAGATTTTTAACTAAGTTTGATATAACCTCTTCCTGTTTCATATACAATTTTACATAGCATTTGCAAAGATTTCTTATCAAGTCAATATTGGTGCAAGAATCAAGTTCTCTTGAAATTTTTTCATACTCAAATAATTTAGAAACGTTTTCTAGTTTTAAATCTTCAGGATCCATTTAATGTACTTTTAAGTAACAATTTAATTTCTTCAATTGACTCTTTCAAATTTTTGACATCATCTATTAAATCGTTCATTACTTTTTTATCAGTTGCTCTTTTGTTTTTTGAAGAAACATAATTCTTAAACCCTTGAAAGTCTGTATTAATAATTGCATTTGTCTTCAAATCCCTAACAATGTTTACATGACCTTCAACTTTAGCATATCTATTTTCCATTATTTTAGTGCTATTACTCTAAGATTTTTGATAATTGGAGTTACTGCTTGATTTGTGCTTGAGCAAACAATCTTAATTGCAAAAGCTGTAAAATCTTCAATATTATTCATTGTATATTCATATTCTAAGTATTGATTGCTCAAGCTTGATGCTACAAGGGCATCAGACAATCCATTATTATATGCTGAATTTTTTATGTTTCCATTTACATCTAAATTGGTATAACCTGGAAACAGATTCCAAATTTGATCTTCATCTGGAGAATCATTTCTGAACACCTTATAAAGAACTCTAATATTAGACTTTGAAGGTCTATAAGCATCAAGAATAACTTTTAGAGAATCTGCACTTTGAATTAAATCAACTCTATTAGTAATGTGAATAAATGTGTGAGGATCATTTATATTTGAATTAACTCTACTATCAGTTGTATAAGCAGCTCCAACAATTGGTCTGGTTATTCTGTTGTTTTCAATAGTTAAGAATGATTTTTCAATATTAATAATTGGAGACACATTGACATCAGAAGTTTTTAAATTCAAATCTAAAGTAAGTGATTTGTTTCCTGGAAACTGAGTTTCATTTAAGAATTCATTTTCATTTTGCTCCGAGGCAACCATTCTAATAGTATTAAACACATTTGTGTTCTTAATTGAAAGTGATGAATATCCTTTATCTACAAATGGAGACTCAGTTCCATCTACACTTTGTGCAGAAATAGATCTTAAAGAAGCAGAGCATGTAGTTCCATTGAATAATGAAACAAACTCTGAACTAATTCCTACTCTGTTATATAATTTGTTCTTGGTTGCATATACAGAATTTCCGCCACCAAACTTAGATGATGTGAATGAGTTTGCAACTCCAATATAGTAAGAATCTATAGTAACTGGATGTGTATCTGAAATTGTGTGAGTGGTATTAATGCCAATTAATGAAACTCCATTAAATTCATACTTATAGACTAAAGATGAAATTGGATGATTCGTAATTGGGG